AATCACAGCATAAATTGTTCCACCTGCTGTATTTTTTAAGATATCCAATCCAGTTGGACAGTATAGAACCGAAGCGCCGCCAAAAGTTACTTGCTTTTGTCCACTCGTTCCGATTTCCGTTATACTTGGTTGGCTACTCGCTACTGGTTGAATAAAATCGTGCGCGTTTCCGCTTTGATCCGTCCATGTTGAAATTGTTGATCCAATCGCACCGCTTACATTCGACATATCTAGCCACACTTGCAAGCCAGATATTTCAGTTGGGACGAAACTTCGATAAGTCAAAATTCGAAAGAGTGACAAGCCGCCACCCCCTTTTTATCTGATTGTGTTATTTTTTGCTTTAATAACATCTGTCATGTGCGGCGCGATTGTCGAAGCCATGTTCTTTCCATCTACATATAGATTAAAATTAGCGCTTTGAAGTTGATTCATTAAAGTGGTTTGCGCGAATGGATCAATTGCACCGCCAACGCCAGCAAATGAAGGTTTAGCACTAGTTAAATTTGCCGCCGCGCTTGTTACTTTTCCAACCTTTGACATAATAGAAGAAATAGCGGCTTCAATATTTTTGCTTTGCGATGCAATTCCATCTAATAAGGATTGCCCCCAACTTTTGCCTGCGTCCTTCCAGCTAGGATTATATGAGTTTAGCAATTCAACAACTTTTTTATTATTGCTATCTAAAAATAATTGTCGCGCTTCGGCTTGCAATTTATCCTCTTTGTTGATTTGTTCATAATGCTTGGATAAAGCCTTTTCGATATTTGCAAAATAGGCTTCTTCATTTAATCGCATTTGTTCGCGTGTTTTTATTTTGTTATCAAAATTCGTTTGAAGCATAGCCAAATCATTATTTAATTTTGTTTGTTCGGCTTCTGTATCTTTGCGCAATTGTTCTTCTTTTTCTTTGCGCTGGCGCTCGGCATCCAAACGAATCCATTCCGCGCGTTGTCGTAAGTCGTCAATTAATACGCGGCGTTTTTCAAGTAAAAGTTCGCGCTCGCGCTTTGCATCCATTTCCTGTAATTCGTCTAAAATCTTTACGCGTTCTTCTTCGCTTTTTGCGGTAGATAATGAACGAATTTTTTCTGCTTTTGCTTTTTGGAATTCTTTATCGCGCAATGCTTTTTCTTCGCTGTCTGTTTGCTGATTAATAGCGTTAATTTGAGTATTAATATCTTGCAATTGTGCCTTTGTTGATGAATCTAGAAGCATGATTTGATTATCATAAGTCCGGCGAATTTGTTCAATGTTTTGATCCGCCATATCCCGAAAAGATTGTTGCACCAAATCATTTGCTTTTCTAGCGTCCGAAACGAATGTATCAAAGTTAGAACGCGCCCGATCTTGTTGCTTACTTAATGAATCGCGCTGGATTTGTTCTTCTTGCGCATAACGATTTTTTAATGCTGTAATAATATTTCCACCCAATTCATCGCTAGCTTTTACAGATGCTTTAATCAATTTATCTTGTGCATCTGCTAATTCTTTTGATTTTTTAGCCGCATCGCCTTTTGATATCGCCAAAGCATTAGCCGCATTTCGTTGCTTCTCCATTGCTTCAGTCGCTTTTTGTGTCATGCCTGTCATAATCAATGTGCGGTCTGTCATGTAATCGGTCATTCCAGCATTCTTGTTTTGTCTTTCGACTGTTTGTTTAATTGTTTCGTTTAATAATTCTGTTTGATATCTCCATTCGGCAGTCGAAAGTGCTGATTGTTTAGCAATCAAACTAACTTTTTCAGCCATCATGGAATCCTCAACTTCTTTTTGAAGTTTCTTAAATGAATCTCCTATGCTACCAAATTGACCGACTGTAGCAATCATAAAATCATAAAAAGCAATTTTTAATCTATCTATAATTATCTTTACAGCACTATACATAATGCCAAATTTTGCGCTTATGGATTCGGTGGCATAAATAAAAGCGATTCTGAATTTCTCGTAATTATCCATGAATGATTTAATTGCATAACCCCAAGCAACTACCGCCGCAACGATTAAACCAATGACAGGTAGCGCCGCCGATATACTCGCGGCAGATGCAGTCATATATGCGGATAATGCCTTTAATGCTGTCGATACATTAATTATCGTTGTCATTAAACTAGACAAAATAAGCAAAAGAGGACCAATAGCCGCAACGATTGCGCCAATTACAACAATTGCCTGTTTTATTTCCGGCGACAGCTTTTGAAACTCTTTTAATATCTCATTTACTTTTTGAATAAATTTGGTGAACGTTGGGAGAATAACTTCGCCCAATTGTTTTCCTAATTCCTTTAAATTCTCCGTAAACATTCGCATCTGATTTGCCGCGCCATCTTGCGTTCTTGCAAAATCGCCCTGCGCATTTTTCGTCCGATCCATAACGAAAGCATATCGAAGCGCAACCAATTCCGCTTCCGTCATTTTTTCTACTTGCTTCGTTATTCCTTGCGTCAGCGCAAATGCTTGAAGCTGTGTTTGCGTCATCACAACGCCTAACATTTTTAGGCTTTCCGTTTCGCCTGTGAAAACTCCGTTTAAAGCATACATTGCTTGTTCTATCGGAATATTTTTGAACGATGCCAAATCAGCACCCAATTGTGTCAATGACATCGCCATTTTTGCCGCTTCATCGCGTGATATTCCCATTGAGGTAGCCATATCACCAAATAACGCCGCCGCATCTAATGCCGATCCACTTGCAAGTCCCATTGATTCAATCGAAGTTTTTGACCATTCAATAACCGATGAAGCAGATGAACCGAAAGCAACGTTGACTTTGTTTAGTGATTCTTGAAAATCACTTGCCAATTTTACAGAAGCCGCGCCAACAGCGACTAATGGTAGCGTAACGCTTGCAGTCAACGTTTCGCCAACCGCTTGGAATTGATCGCGCGCCGCTTCAAGTTTTGCAGACATCTTCGACATTGCATCTGAAAATTCTCTGATATCTGCGCCGATTTTTACAACTAATTCATTCAACAATGCACTTCACCCCCATTAGCAAGCGTGACCTGTTTTAATACGTCTATCATATCAACCATTGACATTACTTTCTTTTTCGCTTTTTCTTTTGGCATAAAGTCGGAAGGTGTAAATGCTTTTCCTTTGCCACGATTTACATTTGCAATCACAGAACAAATAAGCGCCGAATTGAATAACTCGGCGCGTTGGTTTTCCTTGTGCCGATGGCACAAACTATTAAATTCAGCTAGTGTTAAACGCCAAAAATGATCTTCAGACAATCGCAAATCATATATACCGATTGACCATAATTCTAACCAATTTGGCGCTTCTACTTTTTTTCCTCTGTTGCATCTTCGTTTTTCCCATAACTAACCGTCATTAGTTTGGAAATGGTTTCTGATACTACATTAAAATTATCCATTGTAATTAATTCGCCAACCTGATCTAATGTTAAATCTTCTCCGGCTGATTTCAAACTAGCATATAACAACCCGCGAATGTTTCTCGCTTCTTGCAACCCTTCGCCAATTGTAAAAAGTGACTTGCCTGTCACTTCTTCAAAAATGCTCATAGCGTTTAGGTCTAATCTCAAATTTCGTTCCCTGTCCAACGCAATCGAGATATTTTTTCTCATATTGTTAACTCCTTAAATTAAATTGTGCCGATGCTAGGCTGACCAGTAACTTTGAATGTAGCGCTGTAGCTGATCGCACCATCGACAGGCGCTTCGCTCGAAAACGCTGTGCAAATAACTGTAGCTGTAAAACGCGTAACGGAAGGACTTGTTTGGAAGTCCACTGTCGCAGTTACGGTAGATGAAGTATTAATTTGAGTTACAATCGTTGCCGCGCTTGCGGTGTTGTACATACCTTCGATAGTGATTTCGCCACCATCGCGCAACCCTTGAATGAATTCGCGGTAACGTCCAGTTGAACCATGAGTTGTAACGTCAATAGTATCGGCAGTTAAGTTTGGTGAAGAAATAGAAGTCACTTCAGAAATTGTTGTCGATCCCAATTTTAATACTGCGCCTTGTGCAAAAGTTGCCATTTTTAATTCCTCCTAGTTTTCAAATGTTGGATATAGGGATAAAGACGGAAAAATAAATACGTTTGGGAAAAGTCCAATTGATTCAACCGATTCTACTAGAATATTATAGCGCGATGTGATAATTCTTTTATCTTCATCGCGTTCGGTATCAGTTGTTTCTAGGTAACATTGTACCATATTAAAGCCTGTAAGATTGAAGCGCTTTAAGTTTAAAAGCCGATCAACTTCTACCTGTATTTCTTTTGAAGGCTTAAAACCAAGCCGACCGGATTTCGTGTAGATATCTATTCGCGCCTGTACCTCAAAACCCTTCGAACCTAGCTTATTAAATCTTCCCTCGGTCATTTGTCCAATAATTACATAGGGAAACGCTTCGTTTGTTGGTGGCTCATCATACAAGCGCGAACCAATCTTTGTCATGAAAGTGGTATCACTTGATAGAGCGGTATATATCGCTTTTTGACATTCCCACATCGCAGACATTATGAATCACCGCCTTTAGCTTTCCGCCTTGCTTCCTCGCTGATACGTTCAATTTGATTGACCAGCGCTTGCGCTTCTCTGCGTAAAGCAACTCGACCGTTCGCCGCCGCTTTATCCATATAGCCTTGCCCTGTACCTTTTGGTAACTGGCTCCGGCTGTTTACACCACCGCCGCCCTCGCGGTTAATCTTCTTGGCATATTCAACGTTTGTGCCAACAATAACCTCTAATTCCTTTAGCGGCTCTCGCAATGTTCCGTTATACGTTTCACCTTCTGAAGTATAGGCATAAGTCAATTGCGATTCCGGCAAAGGCAACGCTTTGGCATCGCCCTTGCTTCTGAATTTTGTATGAATTGATGCCCGAAGTCTTCCAGTATCGACAGGAACCTCTTTTTTTGCAAAAGTTTCTACATCTACAAATGCCACTTCAAGGATCATCGCTTTTACCTTATCTTCC